AATACCTGACAAGCTCACGGATTCTGAGAAGAAGAAGATCAAGCAGGAGAACAAGGCGAAGGCTAACCCTGAGCTGGCGGCAGCCAACAAAGCGAGCGCGGACGCCAAACGTGAGCGCCGCAAAGAGTCCGGTTCTTCAAAGGCATTTTCTTAACGGGGACGGCGTACGTGTTAGAGTTAGGATGAGTATTCAGGTTATGGGATGGATTTATAAAATCACTTCACCTGTTGGAAAATCCTACATAGGTCAGACGGTCGCGAAAAATGCACAAACAAGATGGAATAAACACATTTCAGAGGCGAGTGGATGTAGAGCCGTGAGAAACGCAATCATTTATCATGGTGCTGAAAATATGCGTTTCGAAACCCTGTATGAGATCAGCTATGAAACACACGGGTATCGATGGAAAGAATTTTTAAACTTTTGGGAAAAATATGAAATTGCAGCAGAAGATACTATGAGTCCAAATGGATACAACTTACAGACGGGGGGTGGAAACTACGGCATCGCTGATGAAACAAAGCAGTTAATGCGCGAAAAAGCGACAGGTAGGAAGGCGACCAAAGAAACAAAGGCCAAAATGAGCACTGCTCATACGGGAGACAGAAATCCTTTTTTTGGAATGAAGCATTCAAAACAGGCTTTAGAAAAAATGAGCTTGGCTAAAAAGGGTAAACCGGGGAGGACCGTTACCGATGAACTAAAGCTCAAGATCAAGAATACACGGGAAAAAAACATAGGCAAACACAACTATGCATCCGGTGCAAAACACCCTCATTCTGTATCAGTTGATAAGTTCACACTGGATGGAGAATTTATAGAGTCATTTGAATCAATTCTACAAGCGGCTCAAACAATCGGAGTAGGTGATGTTGGAATTAGAAATTGTCTAAAAGGAAAGGGTAAGCAGTCAGGAGGTTTCATTTGGAAACGCAAGAAGTAAATCGAGGAGATACTCGATTCCATGTACCCGGGAGGGTCTTGGCGGGTTTAAAGGATATAAACCCCTAAAATCTATATGGAACAGATGTTCATAAAATACTGCATAGGTGTATATACGTATGGAACGCTGAGAACCATCGCCTACGCACCCCCTCTTAAAAAGGACGAGTACGTGACCGAACGTGTTGGATGTATATTGGTTCATACACTTTCAGCACCATTTATGGCTCCAGGGTATCTTTTCAAAGATCTCAGGAACTTTGAACACGTCGTGCGCAAGATGCCTGGACCAATCGACCGGAGTCCGTGGTCTTAGACCTCTTGAACCCTAAATGAGCTCCATGAGGTCGTCGCTAGTGCCACTGCGCCATCGCCTTGTCACATGCCGCTCTGAGATCCTCACGAAGGGGTGAATTGAGGGGAAGTGCGTCACGCGCCCTGGCCAACAACGACATGACCCCTATGGCCACGTCAGGATCGTCGGCGGCGAGACACTGCTCCATCTGATGAATCGCGTACAGTGCGCGAATTTCAGCCACCGTACGGGCCCCGTACTCGGCTTCGTAACGTGCGAGTACCAATGCATTATCCCTTGCGGCCATTGAATACTGGCCATCTTGCATGGTATCAGCGACGATACTGGAAAGTTTCGCCGATCCGTTCGCATACCCATTGTCTGCGAGCGCATCGACGAGTTCCTTCATTTTGTTGGTCAGGCACGCACTGACTTTAGCTAAAGTGGTCCGGCGTCGAGTGACCATGACGCGTCTGTTCATCGGACCGACGCTCTTGGCCGGGATCGGCCAGGTGACGAATCGATATGCCATGCTCATGGACGGCGAGTACTGTGAATTTGGCAAGACGCCGTCGAAGGAAACGTACGAAACGGGCTTTGCGTTTGTGCTCCCGGTTCAGCAACACCTCGATGCGGTTGACGCGCTGATGAAGCGGTGTCGCAAAAAGATGTACATGACAATCTGCGAGACCGAGACGGTCCATCCCGTCTACGGCGAGCTCGTCCGCCGGTACAAGACGTTGTACACGCCGAGCGAGTACTGTCGCGACGTCTTTGCGCGCCAGTTTCCCGACGGTGATTGGCGTGTCGTGCGACTGTGGCAGACGGTCTACGACGGACCGGTCAAGTCGATCGTGCCCGTGAGCGACGCGTACACGTTCTACACGATCGGCAATGTCGTCGATCCGCGCAAAAATATCAAGATGCTCCTCGAGGCGTTTGTCCGGCTCGGCATGCCCGGCACGCGTCTCGTGATCAAGGCGACCTGTCACAGTCCGGTCCGGTGGAACCTGCCCAACGTCGTCGTGATCAACGGTCTGCTCGACGATGCGTCCCTCGAGGACGTCCATCGCCAAGGGCACTGTTATATCAACTGTTCGCATTCCGAGGGGGTTGGAATGGGAGCGGTCGAGGCGGCTCTACGTGACAAGCCTGTCATCATCACGTCGTACGGCGGTCTCAAAGAGTATGTCCGGACGCCGTACTTGGTCGATGCGTCGACACTCGTGCCGATCGGACTCGACGATTTCTTGTTCACCAAGGATCTCGTATGGGGCAAGCCGTCGCTCGACGATCTCATGAAACACATGCATACGTGCGCCACTGAGCGCGTGACGACGTGCGATCACTCCTTCACAAAGGGGCTCTTGGGTGAGGTGGGTCCCTCGCTCTTGGCCGAGTACTCGAGCCAATAGTTGCTCAGGTAGATGACGAGCGCCAAGAGCAAAGACGAGGATACCAGGAACGCCTGCTGCGCCTTGAGGTAGACCACAAACTCGTCGATGGCTGGAACACCCACCGGCTTGGTGAGCACGCGCGGAACGATCATGATGATTGCAGCATTGATGACGAGCGCCTGCACATACATTACAACTTGACGAGAAATTATTCCGTCGGTACGGCGAGTGAAGCAATCTGGACATAGCCTGGGTTGGCGATGATGAGCGCCTCACCTGGCAAATTCGCCTCGTAGTTGTACAGACTTTGAACCTCGGTCGCACTGAGTGCACCGCCGTAGACGCGAACATCATCCATCAGTCCGATGTAATCTTGACCGACGACCAACGATTCATCGGACGGTACGTACAGAGGAACCTGGGTCGTCGAGTGTGGCTTGCCGTCGATATAAAGGGTGGCGACATTGAGATCGCTCGTGTACGTCACGGTGATGTGCTGCCATTGGTAATCTGACAGGCGCGCATAGTTGTCGAATGTGACTTCGGTGATGCCACCGGACGAATACGGTGAAAACATGCCGTACAACGGAACGGCGGCTGTTCGAAGAACCGAGCGTTGAACAATCCCATTTTTGTAATATGTGATTGTTCCATTCTCGAACGTGATTGACATGATCGTGTTGGTGGTGTATGCACCGAACGTGCCTTTCGAGACACCAAGCTCGAAAATTTCGAGCGTCGCATCGTCTCGACAATACCATGCAAAGTTTTGACTCGTGTACGTGGTTGATGGCACGGCAGCCACCTGGGATTCCGAAAAGCCAAACATGACGTTTGCGGTTGTCTGTACAGCCTTGGCTGATATGAGGGCGCTATACACGTAGTTTCGGTTGGTCGACGCGAGACCATTCCATCCACTGAGCGTGCCTGGAAGTTTGGTCAACACGGACGTGAGCGTAAAAGGTTCGGTCGGTGCTATAAAGTTTTGGGTGTACTGTGCGTACCCCTTTGAGATTCGAATTTCATCGATAAACCCATAAAAGCCATCAAAACCCGTGTCACTCGGGCTCGCCCGTCCAATGTACAAAGGCTGATTCCCACCGTTATCGATCGGGCGCGTGATTGTCGCCGTCGATTCGAGGATACCGTTGAGGAACAGCCGAAACGTATTCTCCTGGCGGGTCACCGCCACGTGTGTCCATGTGCTGTTCGTGACTGTGTTGGCCGAAAGAAGATTCGAGCCAAACTGTGTGCCCGAGAATCCAATCTTGCCTTGACTGAATGTCATGATCCATTTGTACAAGTCAAATTCGGTCGTGTCGGCGTTGCCCATGATGCGACGGTTGATCAGGGCTGACGGGAGAGGGTACATCCAGAATTCAATCGTGAATGGCGAAAACATAAATCCAAAGACGTTACTGGTTGGCAGGACCGAGACGATCGACGCCACGTTGGTCTCGTCCGGAAATGAGATGGACGAACCGCCAAACTTTGCCTGGACAGACGAAATGTCTACGCTTCCGGCAGTTGACACGGCGGATCCGTATGTACTCGAGTCCGTAAAATCTTCGCCGTGCATCAGCAACGACACGGTCGACCTGAACGGCGTCGCAAATGTATTTGAGCGGTTGGACCATCCGGGATCAAGGCCGCTGAATGGGGACACGACGCCGTTGTGCGTGAGCGTGAATGCGTTTGACGAAATGCCAACCACGAGATCATCCGTGCCCTGCTGAAACAGTGACGTGCCGAGTATATAACTGGTCCAGGTTGAGAGCGAATAATCTTTTGACGAAGGGGTGTAGCCATTGACCGTGAGACCGCCGGGCGTGACGTACTGGCCGACGTAATACCCCTTGGCGGGCGTGTTGATCGAAAGACCGCCGAGCGCAAATGTGCCATCGGTCGTCGTGTTGACGTTCGACGCGATGTACCGGAAGTACGTATAGGTTTGCGATACTCCCGGGAAGAGCTTTGTGATTTGGGCATCGAAGATGGCATCCTGCCCCGTGCCCGAAAACAATAGCGTCCAGTTGGATCCATCCTTCGACCCTGCAATTTTGTAGACTGTCGCGTTTCGGCCCCCAATTTCGTAAGCGTAAAACACCTGAGGTAGAAATGGAGTCGGAGCCTGGAGCTGAATCCATTCCCCCTTGAAAGCCTGTGGCGGCGACGTGAGGATGATCGACCCATTTCCACCCGCCGTATTGAAGCTATTGAATAGGTTGATCGCATTCGACGTGAAATACGAGCTGCCACCACCTCCACCCAAACCAATGTTTCCACCAGCCCCACCTGAATATCCACCTCCGCCTCCACCGGAAACGGACGGGAAGTCGACGTAGTTTGCGCCGCCGCCGCCAAACCCACCTGATGCTTGGTCACTCCCCGTCGGTGATAAACTCGAACCACCGATGCAGTTGCTCGTGTACGGCCGTCCACCGGCAACCCCTCCTGCACCCACGCCCGTGATTCCGCCGCCTCCCCCGGCACCTGTTTCGCCAGCCGGTCCACCCGTTCCTATGCCAGAATCGAGCACCGAATCACCTCCACGCGTTCCAGGGGGGCCGGCACCTCCTCCTCCACCGGCCACGAAGAGCCAATAGTTGC